AGAAGTAAGATTTAGAGATGTATATCCCACTGCGTTGACAGGTTTGACATACTCTCAACAAGCGACTGATGTGGACTATTTAACAGCAACTGTATCATTTAACTACTTAATATACGATTTTGCGAGTGTAGGCGCCTCTACAGCGTCAGTAACCACGTCTTAATCTTTACTTTTTAAGTAATTTGTGATATACTATATAGATTATGACTTTAGAAGAATTACAAGAAGCGATTGACAAAGATTTAAAAATTAATGATACTGAATTAGATTTAGAATCTTTAAAGACACCTCAATTACATAACAAATATTTAAAACACTTAAACAATTTTAGATTGTTGTTAAGTCGTACAGAAACTGACTATGCAACAATGAAAAGAGAAAAGTGGGAATACTACACTGGTAAAGCGCCAGCAGAAGTGTATGCATTGAAACCTTTTGATTTAAAAATACTTAAAACAGATATTGACAAATACCTTGAGTCAGATAATGATTTACAAAAGTTAAAACAAAAAGTAGATTATTTACAAACAACTGTTGACTACTTGGATAAAACAATTAGACAAATATCAAATCGTGGTTTCACTATTAAAAACGCAATTGATTGGCGTAAGTTTACTAGTGGAGCTATTTAATGTTTTTAAACTCCGTTCATTATATTAAAGAAGAAGCCTTTAGTAAATCGTTTTGTGAAGACATTATAAAACAAGGCGATGCTCAAAAATTAGAACTAGCGAAAATACAAGACGGTAATCAATTAAATCGTAAGTCACACGTTACTTGGATAAATGATAATAGTTTAATAGAAAAAATAACTCCTGTTATAAATGAAGCAAATGAAAAGTCACAATGGAACTTTTTATTAAGAGAGTTTGAACCTTTACAATATACAATTTATAATATAAGAGATCACTATGATTGGCATATTGATACACACTTTAAAAAATATAATAATAATCTAATACGTAAATTAAGTTTTACTATTTGTTTAAATGATAATTATGAAGGTGGTTTTTTTGAGATATGTTTACCTCACCCTAATTATAGTAAACATAAAAATTTTAGATTTAAAAAAGTATTTAAACAAGGTACTATTATAGTATTTCCCTCACATCTTTGGCATAAAGTTTATCCTGTAACTTTAGGTACTCGTAAGGTACTCGTTGGTTGGGTTGTAGGTAAACCTTTTGTATAAGTATTTCAATGACTATAACCAGATATTTAATTATAGATAAAAAGAATGAAGTCTATCTAAAAATAGAAGCAGATGCTGATATTCGTAGAGAACTCGGTGAATATTTTACATTTGAAGTACCTGGTTTTAAATTTATGCCTCAATATCGTAATAGAGTTTGGGACGGTAAAATAAGATTATTTTCATACGCAACAGGTCAAATCTATACTGGGTTATATCCTTATATATTAGATTGGTGTAAGAAAAATGATGTACAAGTTGTTGATGGTACAAAGATAAAAGATACAAAAATTGATGATAAGAAATTAGAACAATTTTTAAAGGCGTTGAAAATACCATTAGAGATTAGAGATTATCAAATAGAAGCCTTTAGACATTCCATAGAAAAAAGTAGATGTTTATTACTATCACCTACTGCATCAGGTAAATCACTTATTATATATTTAATGTTAATCTTTAATTTGTTAAGATTAAAAGATACAAAACAAGATAAAATATTAATTATAGTACCTACCACATCATTAGTAGAACAGTTATTTAAAGACTTTAAGGACTATGGTTATAATAGTGATCGTAATATTCATAGAATATATCAAGGCCACGATAAAGATACAAATAAAAGAGTTATAATCTCTACTTGGCAATCAATCTATAATCTACCAAAGAAATGGTTTAAAGATTTTGGTATGATAATTGGTGACGAAGCGCATTTATTTAAAGCAGTTTCATTAACAAAGATATTAACTAAATTAGAAGATTGTAAATATAGAGTTGGTCTTACAGGAACATTAGACGGAACTAAAACCCATAAACTGGTATTAGAAGGTTTGTTTGGCACTGTAAATAAAGTTGTATCTACAAGCGAATTACAAGAAAGAAAGCAACTTGCTGATTTAAAGATTATTTGTTTAATATTACAACACGATAAAGAGGCACGTCATTTTTTAAAAGATAAAAGTTACCAAGAAGAAATGGATTATCTTGTTTCAAATACTAAACGAAATAAATATATAAGGAATCTTTGTCTTTCTTTACAAGGCAATTCTTTATGTTTATTTCAATACGTTGAAAAACACGGTGAGATTCTTAAAGGGTTAATAGAAGAAAAAGCACAAGACAGAAAAGTGTTTTTTGTTCACGGAGGAGTAGAAGCCGATGAAAGAGAAGACATTAGAGCGATTACTGAGAAATCGGACAACGCTATTATTATTGCTAGTTACGGTACTTTTTCTACTGGGATTAATATTCGCAATCTACACAATATCGTTTTTGCTAGTCCTTCAAAGTCTAGGATACGTAATCTCCAAAGTATTGGCCGTGGTCTTCGGTTAAAAGATAATAAATCTTCTGCAACCTTATATGATATAGCCGATGATGTTTCTTATAATGAAAAAGAAAATTATACACTTCAGCACTTTAAAGAAAGAATAAATATTTACAATGAAGAAGATTTTAATTATGAAATACATAACATAGAGTTAATCAATGCATCAAAACAATGACAATCCTATAAAGATTATCAAGCTAATTAATGGCGATGATATTGTTTGTATCTTACCAAAAGATCAATTGGCTGAAAAATCTAATTTAATTAGATTAGATAGACCTTTACAAATCAAGTACGTACCTCAGTTAACACCTCAAGGATTTAGAGATTATATTGCATTGATTAAATGGACAGGTTATTCAAAAGACAAAATTATAACTATTCCAAAAGACAAGATTATGACAATAACAAATGCTGGTGAAAGTATGATTAATAGTTACTTTCATATAGTAAAAGACTATGATAAAGAAAATTTGAAAACTATTGACGCCTCTGATAAGTATAAAAAACATAAACTTTCAGATGCTGAAAATAAAAAAATAAATGAAATATTTGATAATTTTGGTGATTTAGAAGATGAAGATATTACTATTCATTAGTAAAAAGCTAGCTAGTATTCCTCTGCCATCGCTGACAAGCTCAATTATACATATTTTTTTCAAAAAGTCAACGCTAATATAGATATGAAAAAACGGCAAAATAAGTTACAACAAAATTATACTGCGATCATACCAAAGAGGGCTGCAAGAGGTATAATATTGAAAGTTGAAGACCTTTGTGACTTAATAAAAAAATTCATTTATAAGGGCTCAAAACATTGACTTTTTAGGTAAGTTGTAGTATATTAATATTATGAATACAAAAACAAAAAAAGAGCATTACGTAAACAACAAAGAGTTTTTGGAAGGTATGAAAGCCTACAAGAAACGTTGTAGAGAAGCAAAAAAAGCTGGTAAAATAAAACCTCCAGTTGACGATTATTTAGGTAGTTGTTTTTTAAAAATTGCGAATCATTTGTCTTATAGACCAAACTTTATTAATTACACGTTTAGAGATGATATGATATCTGATGGTATAGAAAACTGTTTACAATACCTTGATAATTTCAATCCTGCTAAATCAAATAATCCCTTTGCATATTTCACACAAATTATCTATTATGCTTTTGTAAGAAGAATACAAAAAGAAAAAAAACAAACAACAATTAAACAAAAATTAATACTAGATAATAACTATGATGATATGGCACTTCAACCAGGTGAAGATAGAGAGTTTACAAATCAGTTTAGAGAATTTTTACAAAAGAATACCAGAGTAGAAGAACCCATTAAGAAACAAGTCAAAAAAACAAAAAAAGTCAAAAAAAGAAGTTCATCTAGTCTATTTTAGTTTATGAAAATTGCATTATTGAATGATACGCACTTTGGTGCGAGAAATGATAGTCCCGCTTTTTTAGAATACTTTATGCAATTCTATAATGAGCAATTCTTTCCCTACCTAGAAGAAAATAATATTAAAACACTAATACATTTAGGCGATGTAACAGATAGAAGAAAGTTTATCAATTTTAAAACGGCGCATGCGTTTAGACAAAAATTTATGAAACGTTTGTGGGAAATGAAAGTTGACACACACATTATTGTTGGTAACCACGATACTTATTTTAAAAATACAAATGAAGTAAACTCTGTTTCAGAATTATGTACAACCTATGACGGTATAAACGAACCTTGGATTTATACAGGTCCTAAAGAAGTTGAGATAGGTGGTTGTCGTATGTTATTTTTACCTTGGATATGTGATGATAACTATGAAGAATCAATATACGCAATAGATCACGCAACCGCAGATATCTGTATGGGTCATTTAGAGATTAAAGGTTTTGAAATGCAAAAAGGTATAATGAATGAACAAGGATTAGAAAAATCTCAATTTAAAAGATTTGAAAAAGTTATATCTGGTCACTTTCATAAAAAGTCAGATGACGGACACATTTACTATCTTGGCGCTCAGTATGAAATGACTTGGTCAGATTATAAAGACCCAAAAGGTTTTCATATTTTTGATACAGAAACAAGAGAATTAGAAAGAATACCCAATCCACGTAGAATACACAAAAAAATATTATACAATGATAAAGAAAATGATTATACAAATTTAGACTTAAGTCACTACGATAAATCATTTTTAAAAGTATTTGTAACAAACAAAACAAACGAAAGTATGTTTAATACACTATTAGATAAATTACACAATAAGATAAATGCATATGAGATTATGGTAATTGAAGACTTAAACACTGATCTAGGCGCAAGTGTAAGGGAAGACATATTAGAACAGGGTGAAGATACATTAACCTTTTTAGGAAACTATGTAGATCAAGCAGATACAGAATTAGATAGACAAAAACTTAAAAACTATTTAAAAGA